TTCTTAGACCAACTCTGTCAGCACAAAATCCACCAGGTTCTGCACTATTTGTAGGAACTCCTAAAGGTGTTGGTAATCATTTCAAAGATTTGTTTGAGATGGCATCAATAGATGAGAGTTGGGGTTCTTGGCAGTTTACTACTGTAGAGGGCGAGAATGTCCCACAAGATGAAGTAGAAGCGGCTCGTAGAGATTTAGACATAAGAACGTTTAGACAAGAGTACGAAGCAAGTTTTGAAACAGCAACGAATTTAGTTTACTATTCATTCAAACCAGAAAACAATGTAAAGAAATGGGATGGTAACAAAGAAGAATTAAAATCAATTTATGTATTGACCGACTTTAACGTAAGCCCAATGGCAACTCTTATTGCAGTGCCATCAGCAACAGGTCTACATGTGATTGATGAAATATGTTTGTACTCAAGTAACACAGATGAAATGGTACAAGAAGTGAGAAATCGTTACCCACATCAAAGAGTAACAGTGTTTCCAGACCCGGCTGGAAATCAAAGAAAAACAAGTGCTGGTGGTAGAACAGACATAAGCATATTACAAAATGCAGGATGGACAGTAAGAGTAAAACCAAGACATCCAGCAGTTAGAGACAGAATAAATGCTGTTAATTCATTATTGTTAAATAGTAATAGTGAAAGCAGATTATTCATTGAACCAAAATGTAGGGAACTTATTAAGTGTCTTACTAGGTTCAGTTACAAAGAGAATACACTAATACCTGAAAAAGGTGGAAAAGAAGATTATTCACATTTTCCAGATGCTTTGGGTTATGGTGTTGAGTTCTTGTTTCCGGTAACGAGACAAGTAGAAGCCCCGACAAATCAAACGTTTGGGATGTATTAAAGGAGAAAACATATGTCTTACTTAACTAAAGAGACAATACAAGATGTTCATTCAGTCTATGAGACACATCTCCCACGATGGCGTTATTTCTGGGCGAGTTTCAATGGTGGATTCGATTACCGTAAAAGCGGTCTTGAAATGCTTAGACGTTACATGAACGAAGACCAACAACCAGGCCACCAATATGAACAACGATTAAACTACACTGCATTAGAGAACAGTTGTAAATTAGTGGTTGACACTTACAAAGCATTTATGTTTAGAACATTGCCAGTAAGAACATTGGGTAACTTAAACAAACTACCATACACACAAGAGTTCTTAGAGGACATTGACTTAGATGGTACAGACATTGACCAGTTTATGAAAGAAGCAAATTCACTTGCTATGATTTATGGTCATGTATGGGTGTCAGTTGACAAACCTGTTTCAGATGTAGCACTAACACTAGAGCAAGAGATTGACTTAGGTATTAGACCATATGCTCAAATGATTACACCAGAGAATATTATGGACTGGGGTTACAAACGTGTTAATGGACGTTATGTACTTAATTACTTGAAACAAAAAGAACATGAAGATGAAGACACATTAGTTGTTCGTGTATGGAAAGAAGACACAATCTGCCGTTATGAACTACAAAAGAGTGGTAAAGGTAAATTAGTATTATTAGAAGAACTACCAAACACAATTGGTAGAATACCTTTTGCAATGCTAAAAGCAAACCCTTCTAATGTTCGTGGCACGGGTCACAGTGACTTGGCAGATGTTGCTAAAGTACAGCAAGCCATTTTTTGTCTTTTGTCGGAAGCAGAAGCGGCTATTAGAATTAGTTCTCATCCATCATTAGTAAAGACAGCATCAACTGACGCAAGTGCAGGTGCTGGTGCAATCATTACAATGGATGAAACATTGCCAGGAGAGTTGAAACCATTTTTACTTCAACCTTCAAGTGCAAACATCGATGCTATTATTAAAATGTTAAAAGAGCATCAAACAATGATTATGAAGATGACACACTTAGAAGCGGTAGTAGGTCAAAAGACCATTGCTAAGTCAGGTGTTGCACTTCAAACTGAATTTTCAATGTTAAACACAAGACTTGGAGACAAGGCTGATTCATTAGAACGATTAGAACACAAGATTTGGGATCTATTTCAAATGTGGACTGATGTTCGTGCAGATGAGACCTTCTCAGTTCAGTACAAGAAGAAGTTTGATTTGCGTGATGAGAATAACGATTTAGCAAACTTCAAACTTGTTAGAGAAATGGGTCTACCAAGTGAAACATTGAATAAAGAACTTGACAAACAAATCGCTATGATTGTTGTTAAGTCTGGTGACGTACTAGACACTATTATGGATGAAATAGACGCATCAGAAGGCACAGACACAGGAAATGACGAATAATCGTTGTTTCCATAACAGTGTGTTTGAATGTTAATAAATAAGAGTATGGACAAACAATTTACTCCCAAGGAGGTTACGTAACTATGACGGACGAAACAATAGGCAACACAGCAAGCCATGAAGAAACTGAGACTTCTGCTGAACTTACATCTCAGGCGGAAAGAACTTTTAATCAGGAAGAAGTAGATGCCATCGTAAAGGCTAGACTTGCAAAGCAATCTAAAAAATACGAAGACATTAACATCACTGAATACCGTTCTTTGAAAGCAGACCAAGAACAACAGAAACTTGAAGAACAGAAGAAACGTGGAGAGTTTGAACAAATCTTGCAACAACAGAAGCAAGAATTTGACAGCAGACTTGAAGGCGTTAAATCTAAACTACATTCTGTACAAGTTGATGGTGCACTATTAAAAGCGGCTGGTAGCAGAAATGCTGTTAACCCAGAACAAGTAGCAACACTACTTAGAAATAGAGTAACATTAACAGATGACGGCGATGTACATGTTCTTAATGACAAGGGTGAGGTAATGTATGACACAGATTCAGCATCACCAACATCTGTAGAATCATTAGTTAACTCGTTTTTGGATGCGTCACCACACTTCTTACGAGCAGGTCCGAGCGGTTCGGGTTCTCAAGGAGCAGTAGGTGAAACATCAACAAATGAATTAGACATTTCTAAATTAGACATGACTAATCCTGCTCATAGGGCTAAGTATGCTGAATACAAAGCATCACTTAGAAAACGCTAATAATTAAAGGAAAATTAAAATGGCAAACACTACAAATACAAATGTAACTACTGCTAATGATTTAACTGGCTTGTTGACTAACGCTCGTCAGGACGCAATCTTTGCCGGTTACGAATCATCAATCTACTTACCAGGTCAAATTATGAATGTACATGAAGTTTCTGGTAATCAAATCACAGCACAAATCCCAAAATTTGCCGCTGTAGCAACATCATCTGTTTCAACTGAAACATATGACGACGGTGCTCCAATCTCTGAACTAGACCTAATCAACGTGTCTAACTCAGCGGTTAACGTTGTAGCACAAACATATGCCGCACGTGCATTAGTAAAAGACCTTTCTTCAGGTGACTTCTCATCTGTAGGTACAGTTCTTGGTCGTGCAGTGTCAGAGAAATTTGACTCAGACGTAGCAGGTCTATTCACATCAGCAGGTTCAACTGCAGGTTCAACAGGCACAGCACTAACAATTGACAAACTAGCAACAGCGGCACAAAAAGTACGTGCTAACAAATTTGCTGGTCAGTTGTGGGCAGTACTACACCCAAGTCAAGTAGAAGACATTCTACAAGACTTAGCAGGTGCAGACTTCGCAGGTTCTGAAGCAATGAATGAAGCAATGCGTGACGGTATGGTCGGTCGTTTATTCGGCATGAACATCCTACAATCTGCTTCTGTTACTGACGACTCAACAGACTACACAGGTTGTGTATGGGCTGAAAATGCATTCGGTATTGCAATGTTCAAAAACTTGGATGTTGAAATTGCCCGTAATGCGGCTGGTGTTGGTAATGACATCGTAGCATCACTACACGCTAAAGCGGCTATGGTTGATGCCACACGTGCATGTAAAGTCATCTCAGCAGTGTAAATCTAATCTAATGAGAGGGAGTTTAACTCTCTCTCATTCTTAAACAAGGAGAAGAAAATGGCAAACTACGCAACAGATTCAGACATAACACAGTATGTGCCTGACATCTTTGAACATGGTGTTGCATCGTTTACAAACGAATTAACACGTGCAACAGACACAGTTAATAAACGTTTGAAATCAGAATGGTGGACTAATCATCCTAACGATTTTGATTCAACTAAACTAAACGCAACTCAGTGGACAGAGGTAACAGTTTACGTGGCTCTTGCATATTTCATTCTTCCACGTTTAAGTTCTTTTAGACCAGACGACATCTTTATGGGCATGTCTGCATTTTACAGAGACCGCTACGAGGAAACTTACACACGTGAGTTAAGAACCGGAGTGGACTATGATTCTGATGGAGACGCTTCTTATGAAGATTCTGAAAAGACTTTTACTAGAATGGACAGGTTAACAAGATGAGTGTACGTGAAGACATCACTAAAGACATTGTGTTGAAGTTGCAAAACATCAATACGGTCAAGATGGGTTCAGTTACACGTGAGCCAATGTTTCGGGATGAAACAGAGTTCTACAAGTTAGCAAGAACACACTTCCCACATGTTATTGTCACTGCTGGAAATGAAAGCAGAACCGACTTAACAATGGGTGGTAGTAGTATTTTGAGAGAGGGTGTAATGTCAGTTGAAATAACGTGTTTCGTTAAAGCAAATGACAAAGCATTAGACACTTCAATTAATGATTTGATTGAAGCAATAGAAGAAATACTTGATGCTGACAGAACTAGAGGTGGCAAAGCGAAAGACACTCAAGTTAAGGAAGTTACAATGGGTGAAAACCTTGAACATCCTTATGGGAACTTTAAGGTGACAGTAGAAGTCAATTACATATTCAAAAGAGGAGTTACATGATGAAACTTGTAAAGATGAAGACACCATCAGGTCAACTTATGTCTCGTATTCCTGAGACAGATGTTGATTACCATATGAAAAATGGATGGAAGATGGTTGACAAAGCGGTGGGAACACCAAAACCAAAGAAAGAATTGAAAGCAGAAGTGCAAGTAGATTTAGATTTAGACCTAAATGAGGAGAATGAATAATGGCTAGAATCACAAAAGCGGGAACTGGCGGCGCAGTGCATATTGCAACTGGTGGTGGTTCAACTTATGAAACAATCGCAGAGATTCGTTCATGGTCGGTAGAAGAATCTGCTGACACAGTTGAATCAACTAACATGGGTAGTGCAGGCGTACGTAGTTACAAATTAACACACAAGACTTGGTCGGGCACAGCAGACCTTTACATACCAATCGATGATTCGGATGGTAGTGAACAGTTTACTGAAGAAAACTCAGCATTAGCAGGTATTTCAATCGGCGCAACATATGAATTCAAATTCTATGTAGACGATTCAACTGCTTCTTTTGAGTCATACAATGGCACAGGTATTGTGACTGGTATTTCACGTTCAGTTGCACACGATGGTATGGCAGAAATGTCAGTTACTATTCAAGGCAACTCAGCGTTGACATAATAGTTAAGGATCATCCATCATGGGAATAAAAGTTGTACGCAAGGGAGACATCATACTAGAATTGCACACTAGAGTCAAAGACATGACTAAAGATTTAGTGCAAGACTTAAAAGACAGAACCCCTGTTAAGACTGGTAAAGCCCGTGATGGGTGGACTGTTTCTTCCAATGCTGGTAAAGGCAGAGGAATAATTAAGAACAATGTCGAGTATGTTAAATACTTAGACGCCGGAGGACATACAGGACCAAGTAAGCCGTATGCTCCAAAGGGAATGACAAAGCCAGCACAAAAGAAGTTACAGAAAGACATTCGTGCTGGTAAATACAAACAAAGTAAAAGGACAAGGTAATGAGCGTAGTATTAAGTAAAGCAAAAGAACATTTCAGAGAGATTGCTAATAAAGGTATGGGAAACATTGAAGTTCCAGAATGGGGCGTAACTGTGTACTGGAGAATTGGTGGTCTAAACTTTGCAAGCCAAAGTAAAATTATTGAATTACAAAATGCGGGTAAAAGTGCAGAAGCATTAGTCGAAATGATGATTATGAGAGCATTAGATTCTGAAGGGAAGAAGATGTTTAAGTTAGCAGAAAAGACAGAGTTAATGCGTGAAGTAGACCCAAATGTAATTCTTAAAGTAGTAACAGCAATGGGTGACAGTGAAGATGAAGGTGTCACTGGAGATGCTGAAAAAAACTAATTGAGGACCGCGAGTTACTTGTTTTATTTCAAATAGCACATGAGTTAAACAAGTCGGTTGTCGAGGTAATGCAGATGCCAGCAGTAGAAGTTCTACATTGGTCTGCTTACTTTGAACTAATGAGGAGAGAAAATGAGCGACATCAAACTAATAGTTTCGGCAACAGACAAAGCAACGCCGGTCCTAAAACGTATTAACAAACAAGTAGACAGATTCGAATCAAAGTCTGCAAGAGGTACAAGAGCCGCAAGTGCAATGGGCGGAGCAATGAAAGCCGCAGGAGCGGCTTTAGTTGCTATTGGATTTGCAAAAGTAGTTAGTGGTATTGTCACTACATCTGCTAAGTTCGAATCTTTAAGAGCATCATTAAAAACAGTAACTGGTTCCTTAGATGGAGCCAGAGTTGCTATGTCTCAGATTGAGAAGTTCACAGCAACAACACCATTTCAATTAGACGAAGTAGCAAACTCTTTCATCATTCTTAAAAGAATGGGTATTGACACTACAGCAGAATCATTAAAAGCATTTGGTAACATAGCGGCTGCAAATGGTAAATCATTTGAACAGTTGTCAGAAGCAGTTGCAGATGCAATGACTGGTGAGTTTGAAAGACTTAAAGAGTTTGGTATTAAAGTCAAACAAGAGAATGGCAAGTTCATTGCAAGTATGGGTTCAACACAACTCTCAGTGTCGAATAGTGCAGAAGAACTTGTTAACTCATTGAAATCATTGGGTGAAGAAGGTGGTGCTTATGCGTCAGGTCTTGCTGACCAAGCCGCAACAATGGGTGGTAAATTCTCTAATCTACAAGACAACTTAGCATCA